CCTGCCCCAAAGGAGACAACAAAGTCTCCCTGGCGGAATTAACCGCCAAGATGAATATTATCATCTAGTCCAGGGATCTCCTAATAAGGAGGTACCCACCTCGTTTTGATGTAGACGTTACGAGGACGTCCAGCACGTTCCAAGTGACTCTCATCGAACGCGGGTTCAGTTCCGCGCTTGAGAAAGTACTTGAGCAAGGCACCTGAACCCTCGAGAGGATCTCGAGGAGAACGAGATGACACAACATGGGCCTTAACCAAAGGCCTATGTAAGTGCTCACACTCTTTCTCGGAAACATAACCAAGAAAGGAGTGACGACCTAACGCCGGGCTGGTAGGCTCCGTAGTCGGGAAGTATTCAAGCTTCCCTTCTATTTTGCCATCAAGCCACTTAGCAGTAGCCCAGTTACCAGCATAATAAAACTGGTTTCTGAGTTCCACAAGTGACACCATCTCGGCAACCTGCTGCCGCCGTGAAGGAAATACTTTTCGGACCTTGACTATACTAACGTCTTGGCCCGCATAGTACTCCTTCCCACAAGACTCTCGGAACGAACCGTTCCAAAAGCTCTTGTTGCGACCAACTCTAGCACCGTAGTATTCGAGTTGATCGACGACGGTATGCACGTAATCTATGGGAACAATGAGATCGTCCCCATAGACGCGCACCCGACCAAGGAAATCCAAAAGTTCGGATTTCTTGGTAAACCGGTGTCCTTGCTCTTTCTCAATCCCAATGAAGATGATGGTAAGAAATACCATCGCCTCAAAAGGAAAGCAAAGAGCAGAACCCATAGACGCGAACTTGGACAAAGGAATTATCCCATGTCCAGGTACAGAGGCCCGTTGAGAACGACACGCTTTCACTGCTTTCAAAGAAAGCGGGTGATTGCGAAGAAGCTCTTCAACGAGCTTAAGAGACACTCTATCGGACGCCTCACTTAGATCAAGTGTGGCAAGAGATCCAGTTAAGGATCCCTTCTGAGCCAGAAGCTGGTTAGGCTCCTGAGACTCAGTTCCGATAAATTCATTCAAGAAACTCGAATGAATCTTATGCATCAAAACCTCGAGTATCCCCTGCTGTACAAACTGCATAGCAGAGGGCTCGATGGCGATAATGCGGGGTGTCTTTTGCGTCTTAGGTACTGAGATAACCCTACTGGGTAGCTCAGCATCGGGTTCTAGGAAGTCAACACCGTCATCCTCATACTCCCCTTTAACAAAGGAGTAAGAGGGATAAAGGAAGTCTCCAACATGGAAGACCTCCTCTAAACGGGTGGTCCATGACCGGCTTCGAAACTTACCATTGCTGGTAAGCTTCTCGGCAACGGCACCAGGACCATGTTTAGGAACAATATCCTCATTCCAGATCTTGCGATCTAGAGTAGAGAATAAGTCACTAAACAACAGTCGACCCACACGACCAAATTCAGAAAGATCAGAATCTGGGAGAATGGAATCGGCATAGTTGACCTCCTTATCACATTGGACATAGTCGGACATAGCCTTGCGCTCCCTTTCAGGAGTACAGGGCAACCACATCTTGCTACAGATCAAAGTCAATTGTCTGATAGCATAGATTGGTTCCACGTCTGGCTTGTCCAAAAGGACACCAGTACCACGGTCGAACACTAGTTCCGTGAAACCTCTCAGGAATGAGGGGAGACACGAGCCAGTCTTCCGAAAAGGAAGAAAGGCTTCGGGAACGACGAACCCTTGGTCAAGACAATACTGAAAGTCTTTTCCAAAGGTAGGAAGGGTAATCGTCAAAAACGACATACCCTCATGTTCGACGCGTTCATGGACGGTTTTAATGTCCATGGTGGTGCTTGTGCTACATCTGCTAGCTAATTCTTCAGCTAGCACACTCCAGAGTGATATCAGGCTTTTCATAACTCCTCCTAATAGAGGTTGTTATCCTTAGCCTAAATCACTGAAGGGAGAACATTCACCTGCATACCTGCAGGCTGATCATCTTAAAGATGATCGAGAATGTTCAGGCCTACGAAAAGCCCCGCGAGAGCCACGAACGCAATCACGATAAGGACTATCGTGACAACGTGTTGTGTACCCGCGGTAGAGTGGTGATAATCATAATCACCTCTCATAGCCACCTACCTTTCAGTCCGGTTTGTATCGGACTTCGAGGGATTCTACCAGTGCTTCTAAACAAGCAAACATGGTAGCTAACATCTTACCAAACCATTTCTTCATAACGCAAACAGCGCATGAAGACTATGGAGCTCAATAAGAAAGAAGAAACTTTCTATATCGAGCGAAGGGAAGGGAGCAAGAGCTATTAACTCTCGCCTCCAAGAACCTTTTCGGTAAGTGCGTATGTAGAAGCCGACAGAAGGCCAACAAGACCTTCCACCAGTTTTTTACATTCCGCAACCGAATATCCATTGACAGGACGGTCAATGACGAGATAAACACTCATCGAGACCGCCTGTTTTTTGGATTCTTCGTAAATGTTAGTGGTTAGCTTTTCGACGTCGATCCGAACCAGATGACGCTTCCTGTTCGAGTTTGACTCCGTTGTTGATAGAGTCAACTTGTTCAGGCCGTCAGAAGTCTCGTATACGGACTTGAAGTCCCCCGTAGAAACACGGGGAGCTGTCACTTCCGTACCGGCGACTTCTTTGAATTTCTGGGGATCGGTCAGTGCCATAGGCACACTCCTTTGTATATTGGTGAACGGTTTCACCTAGTTTGTAGTAGTAACAACTACTACAACAACCGGGTGATACCGATTGCTGCAGTTATGGCGAGCTGAGTGGGTGATAAATCCTCCCAGCCAACACCAAACCCAAAGGGGTTTGCGGGGATCCTACTCCGGGAAATTAACCGTTTCCCTACGGAGCAGTTTCCAACGGGCTTTTTGGAATAGAGCCGAGGGTTAGTACTCTTCGTACGAATCCTCATTTCTTGACCAGAATAGTCCGTCCTGTATTCTTCGATGGTTTCTTCCATCATGAATCCATACCGCATCACAAGACCGGCGACCGCGAAATTAGAGACGTTATTAATAACGTCTCCAGCGTTCGAAAACCAATCGACGGCCCAACTCCAGGGTGTAAGCTCCCAGAGAACATCTGGCGTAAGAGCGAGTCCAAAGACTGCATCGGCCTCTGAGCCGTAGCCTAGGTGCCTGCCAAAGTTATCAGCTTTGCCAGGACCACCATAGGTAAAGCAGCCCTCAAACCAGCGCTTACGGACCTTTTTATAGGTCGAGGTACACACTGCTGATTTCCCATTTACTCCGGAGACGTAATCTGCAAAACTAGCCAGATGAGTGTCTCCAAAGTATTGGTTGCTATTTTGAACAACCAGGGATTTCAGAGTCTCTGACGGAAAATCGAACCGTCTGTGTACATCCCTACCTTCATTATGACGATAATTTTGCATTATGTCACGATGATTTCGGGCAGCATTCACAACGCTATGTACTTCACTAGCGAGTGGTGCCCACCCGAATTGGTAGTTCAGATACTCAGACCCAGCTGCTTTCGCAGCTCTAGTCCGGCGCTCCCAAGACTGAATACCAGGAAGAGAGGGAACTCCCTCTCTAAAGGTTTCAGCCAAGGTTGTGCCGAGATTAGCGGTAGGGTTCGTTGGAGCACATTGCGAAATTGCGGTAGCACCATCAGCATTCATGGAACTTTCGTTCCAGTCTGCTGCAGTGCCATTCCACAATTCGTTTAGTGCAGCGGATGTTACGAGGGTACCGTACAAAGGACCGGTGTAAAACCAATCTACACCATTCTGAGTACGGCAAACCTCGAACACACGTGCAGGATTTGTAAAATCTTCCACGTGGGTCACATGAAATGGACCACCACTCGTCCTGGTCCCGGTCTTCCGGTTCACAGGATGTCCTTCCGATCTCCATAACTTGGAGACGCGTTTGCCAAGTGAAAGATCTGATTTTAACATCAGGTCTTTTCCACGATCTGCGTCTGTGAAAGGCGCAGGCTGCGGAACTTTAATTAGATCCACAGTTTCTCGTGGAACCTTGGCAGGCATCAGAGGAGTTCCCTTCTTGATTATGCAGATTACTCTGCGAGTGGGTATGCACAGCAAGCTCATCCTTTCCTCCTAATACCTCTCCAGCCACGACTAGTGGATTGAGAGGCTAGGCGTAATCCCTTTCGGGTTACGGAGG